TGCCATCACCAACTGAAGCAGTGCGCATCGTCACGGCAGCACGACGCAAGCTGAGTGAACTGCCCGAAGTGCCGCGCACGATGAACGCGATCAGTGTCGTGTTGAGCTACACGCTGTTCGGGCTAGATGATGAGGAGATCGCAATCGCCACAGGACTGAGCGTGGAGCAGATCGGTAGGATCAAAGTCGGTGATCCGTATACGCAGATGCATGATGCGGTCGTGCGAACAGTGCTGGATAGTGAGACTAATGTGGTTCGCGAGCTATTCGCGAAGAATGCAAGGAATGCTGCTCAGGTTGTGGTTCGAGCGATGGAAGAGGGCACTCGTGCAGATCGAATGGCCGCTGCTAAAGATATACTTGATCGAAGTGGGCATCGCCCTAGTGATGTTGTTGAGCATCGTCATCGCATGGATGGCGGACTGGTTATAGAGATAGTGAAACGCGACGGCGCACAGATGCCTGTCATAGACATGGAGCCAATGTGATGACGATCAAGAGTGATCAGCATGGATTTGAGGTGCAAGCAGCTAGACCTGCATTGTCACAGACGTTGGCGATTGGTGCTGGTAGTATACAGAGTGCAGCGTTCCAGACGTATTCACCGCAGGGCAGCTATAGTGCTGGACCTGTAGCCGGTGTGCCGATCACCACACCGAACAACACACTACATGTGCGGTTGGTAGGAACGAGTGATAGTTGGATTTCGTTTGGCACCAACCCGACCGCGAGCGTTGCTGGCACGGCCTGCATCCTGTTGCCTGCTGGTGTGCCTGAGTATTTCTGGGTGTATCCGGGTGAGCGTGTTGCAGTGATCCAGAATAGTGCTGCTGGATCGCTGAATGTAGCTGAGATGGTTGCGTAGTATGCTGTTCGATCCAGGTCGCGTTGGCAGACAGACAGCCACCAAGATACATGCGATGACTGATGCTGGTGTGTATACATCACCATCGCTAGATTTGGTGTTCGATGGCCGTGCACTTGATCCGCGCATCACGTTCACGCGTGGCAGCACGGCGACGTATTTTGATAGCAACGGGACAATGCAGACCGCCACCACAAACGCGCCACGCTGGGACTATGATCCGGTGACGCGTGTATTGCGCGGGTTGCTGGTCGAGGAAGCACGAACCAACTTATTTTTGCAAAGTGCAGATGTGTCGAATGCGGCATGGTCGAAGCAAGACCTTGGTTCCGGCGCCCCGACTGTAACTGCAAACCAGGCAGCGGCTCCAGACGGAACAATCTCTGCGGCACGAGTTGCATATCCAGCAGCGGCCAGTGGTGGCACTGTAGTGGCGCAGGCACTGACTGTGACAGCGAATCCATATTCGTTTAGTGTATGGATGAAGAGCAACGTAGGCGGCGAGCAGCTTTACCTGATGGTAACGCCAGACGGTGTTCTTTATTATAGAACGCTGGCTGTGTTGACCACATCATGGCAGAGATTTACGCTTGTCACGGCAGCACTGCCCGCAGGCACCGCATACCCACAAATCGGCATCGATCTGCGTGATGCCTCACAAAGCAATAAGCCGGCTCAGACGGTATTCATATGGGGTGCACAAGTCGAGCAGGGTGCCTTTCCCACATCCTACATCCCAACGACTGTCGCTGCGGTAACGCGGGCGTATGACCTGTGTTTTATATCTCCAGCTAACATGGCGCCATGGTTTGTTGCGCCGGGCGGCTCATGGATGGCCGAATTTATCAACAACGTGCCGACACCGACAACCGGCACAAGTCCTCGTGTCGTTGGCATACATGACGGCTCTAGTATTACTCCGCTATGGATTAGCACACCGACGCCTGTGATAAATTCCTACGATGGAGTCGTAGCGAGCAATCTTATAAATCTGTTGGTCCTTGGTGCGATATCGAAAGGCGCGTCTAGCTGGTCGCCGGGTAATGGCAGGGTATGTTTGAATGGTGGGAGCATAGGGACTGGCGCACAGAACACTGGCTTTGCGGCGTTGGCAACGGCTGGCGTGGGACTAGGCAGCGGCAACCCCGGCGTGGTTAACGAAAGTATAACCGGCTACATCCGACGCGTGCGCTACTGGCGTCGCGTGCTGAGCGACGCTGAGATGGTCAGTGTGACAACGTGAGTAAGCGTTACAAGATCGTTGAAGGTGGGATGCACGATCGGTTCCACCGCTCGATGAAGAAGGTGCAGTTCATCGGTGGTGGGTTCGGGAATGGCAAGACTGCGGCTGCATGTATCAAGGCATTGAAGCTATGCAAGGACTATCCAGGGTGCAACGGACTTATCGCCCGAAGCACCTATCCGAAGCTGAACGACACGATCAGGCGAGAGTTCTTGCAATGGTGTCCTACGCATTGGATAAAGCGCATGCCGAGCCGGGACGAGAACACGCTGTTACTCAAGAATGGCTCGACTGTAAACTTCAGATACGTTGCACAGCAAGGGAAACAAACAGAGGACAGCAAATCGAACTTGCTGTCAGCTACCTACGATTGGATCGTGGTTGATCAGTTGGAAGACCCTGAGTTCTCGCACAAGGACTTCATGGATTTGATGGGGCGGTTGCGTGGCAATACCGAATACGTTGGTGATGAAGTAGGTATGCCACGAGTTGGTCCACGCTGGTTTATGGCTACTCTCAACCCAACTCGCAATTGGTGCTATCGAGAGATCGTAAAGCCGCTGCATGACTTCACTGAGCGCGGTATTACAAGTGACAAGCTGCTGTGTGAAGTGGGTGATGATGGCAAAGCGATCCTGGTTGACGGGAAACCTGTCCCGCTTATTGAACTATTTGAGGGCAGCACGTACGAGAATGTCGATAACGTCGGTGAAGACTACATCCGTGGAATGCTTGCGACCTACACCGGCAGTATGCGTGAACGCTTCGTATTCGGCAGATGGGGCGCACTCAGTGGTCTCATTTACCCACAGTTCGATGAAACAATGCATGTCCTGGCGCATGAAGATGTCAGGTCATATCTGCGACAGATGCGGGTGTCCGGTTTTCAGCCTACGTTTGTCGAGGGATATGACCATGGCCTTAGCAGACACAGTTGCTATGGACTGTTTTTCGTTGACGACGATGCCAATGTGCTCCTGCTCGATGGGTTCCGCATTGCAGAACTTACCATCAACGGTGCGGCAAAGTATATATCAACGCTACGCGCTGAATACCGTATCGATGATGACGACCTCAGTGCCATCTATGCCGATCCAGATGTATTCAGGCGCAAGGCAGGTAACGCACGCACCGTCGGTGAGACAGTAGCACAGATGTTCGCGGATGAGGGCATCAGGATGCAGCGCGGCAACAATGACATCAATGCAGGTATCAGCAAGAACTGGCAATACCTGACACCGCTGCCGCTGCATGAGAACCCAATCACTGGTCAGCGCATGTCACCGCACTTCTATGTCAGCGACAAGTGCTCGTGGTTCATCGATGAGATTACGGAGTATTACTTCCAACGCGATGGTAGTGACGAAACCACTGACAAGCCAGTGGATCGCAACGACCATGCGATGGATATGTGGAAGTATGCGATGAGCAATCGACCACGGCTCGCTCGATACACAGGTAAGCCTGATCTGCCACCTGCATGGTTGGCATGGCACGAGATTGAGCGACAGCAGCAGCGTGGTCCGAGAGCGAGGCACAAGTGATGCCCGGCAACTACGATGACATCATACGTCAGGTGTTAACTGCTAAGGGTGCACCTGTGGCAGCGCCTCCACCTGTATTCAGTGATGAAGACATGTTGATGCCGTACCCAACGTCCACAGCGAAAGTGCCACTAGATCGTATGCGTGATACGCCGTGGGAGCAATATATTCCGCCGATCACTGGCAATGAGACAACACCGCCTGTGCGCTCACGCGAGCAGATGCAGGATGCAGAGACACAGCGGAAGATGGCTGAGATTACGCAGCAACAGGCAGCGATGGCACGCCAGCCGAACTTTGATGTCAATGCGATGGTGCCGCTGGCGAGTGAATACAATAGGCTCGCTGCCACATCGCCATCTGTGTTGCAGGGACGTAGGATGCGCGAACAGCAAGCGGCTGTTCCTGGTGACGCAGATGCGATGCTGCAAGCTATACAGCGCAGACAGCAGTTGGGACGCGGCGAATGAGCGGCACGTTTGAACAAGATGATCCGCAACTTAACTTGGATCAGCAAGGTGATCCGCTTGAGCAGGCACTTACGCAAGCCGATGTTGGTCTGCCCGCAGAGCCTGAACCACCTGCCGTGTATAAGGCAATGCCGGATAGCAGGATACCTGTGTCCAGCAAGCGTGGTGGGATATGGCGGTCACGCAGGGATACCGCGCAGAAATCAATGAAGGACTTGGTTGATGCGTGGGATGAAGCTATCCGCTATTATAACCATGATCAATCTGATCACCGTGACGGCACTGATACTAATGTTGCTGGCAACCGTAACGTTGCTCGTCGCCTCAATGAGAGGTTCAGCAGCACTGAGAACATCGTCTTCGCCAACGTCAATGCACAACTCCCTGAGCTATACGCTAAGAACCCAATAGTCAGTGTCACCAGCCAGCCGCAGCAAGATGCAACGATGGATGAAGCTGGTGATGAGTTCGCACGTGCAGTGGAGAAGCTGGTCAGTGCACTGTTCAGGATGAAGTATACGCCGGGTGTGAACATCAAGCCGAAGGCGAAACGCAATGTCATCATCGCACTCCTCACCAACAGAGCCTGGTTCGAAGTCGGTTATACGCAACGCGATAAGAGCAGTGAGCAGGCGATTGTCGATCTGCAAAGCCTCAGTGACCAACTGGCTAAAGCAGAAGACGACAACGAGATCAGAGAAATCGAAGGGAAGCTGACTGCGTTGGAGGAGAAGGTAGAGTTCCTGCAACCGAGTGGTCCGTATGTGCGGATCAGGATGCCGCATCAGGTGTTGGTTGATCCGAACAGCAGTGATCCAGGTGGTGGTGACTGCAACTGGATGATGATCGAGGATATGCTGCCAACGGAGTATATCAACGCGATCTACGGTGAGGAGGACGAAGACACCGACGAAGTGAAGTCGATATTCGAGCCGACGCATGTGCTGACTGGTGGCGGTGGCAGCGATGATGATGGTGAGTTCACGCTGTTTAGCAAACAGGACAACAGCTACAACGCGTATGGCTTCGACACGCAGGATCAGTTGAAGAAAGCCAGCATGACCAAGGTCTGGTATGTCTGGGATAAGGTCACGCGGCGGTTGGAGATGTATGCTGACAACGACTGGAAATGGCCGATCTGGGTGTGGGACGATCCGTATGGATTGCAGGGCTTCTTCCCACTGACGCCGATGTGGTTCCATGAGAATCCTGTTGCAATGTATGCGAAAGGCGAAGTTAGCTACTACCTGGATCAGCAGGATCAAGTGAATGAGATCAACGATGAGCGCCGACGCGCACTGTTGTGGGCACGACGCAACATCTTCTACAATCCTGAGACCGGAGTGACGCAGGAAATTGCTGATCGGATACTCAAGGGACCAGATGCCACTGCAACACCGCTGAAGTTGCCTGAAGGCATGAAGGGAACAGATGCGATCTTCAGCATTCCACCGCCGAGCATCGCTTTCATGCAACTATTCGACAAGAAGGACTTGTATCAGAGCGTCGATCGTATTGCTTCCACGAACGAAGTCGAGCGTGGTGGCGAGTTCAAGACGAACACAACCAACCGCGCGATCGATTATTACTCGACCATGGGCAACATGCGCATGGACATGCGGCTGGATGCCATTGAAGATGCGCTAGGTGATGTTGGTTGGAAGCTGGCACAGTTGTGCATGAAGTTCATGGATGCACAGACCGTCAGTCAAATCATCGGCATCGATGTGAGCCAGTTCTGGCGTCCGCTCGATAACCTGCGTGACTACAGCGCGTTCAGTGTGCAGGTGGTTGGTGGCAGCACACAGAAGTTGACGACCCAGCAGAAGAAGCAGGAGGCGGTGCAGGTCGGTCAGGTGATGGCGCAGTATGTGCGGGCTGCACCTGCGAGTGCGTTGAAAGTCAGCTTGAAGATGCTGAGTGAAGCGTTCGATGACTTCATCATCAGCAAGGAAGATTGGGACAGCATTGCAGCAGAAGTGCAGATGATGGCACAGTCGCAGCAAGGTGGTGCACCGGGACAAGCGCAACCTTCAGGTGGTATGCCGCCGCCCGTTGGCGCTGCCCCGCCCGGTGCACAGCAGGCAGGTGGTGGTATGCAAGTTGCGGCCGCCGTGGTGCAGGCTTTGCAACAGTTACCACCACCTGTTCTGCAAGCGATTGGTGGTGCACTCGCACAAGGTGTGCCACCAGCGCAGATATTCCAACAGATGCTCGCGAGCCAAGGTAGCAATGGTCCGCAGCAACAGCAGCCAGGAGCAGCAGCATGAGTGGTACAACTGAAGACAACATCCTCAACACGATACCTGACTTTCAGGATGGTGGTGATGGAGGCAGCGATGTTGGAGGCAGCGACAGCGGCGGTGCAGCGACAACGAGCGCACAGCCTACTGGCGACAGCAATGCTACTACATCAGCGCAACCCACAAGCGATGCAGGGACGCAGCAACAGCAAATCAGACGCAGACACGATGGACTTGTCGAAGTCCCCAACGCCGATCAGCCGAACACACGTGATCTGGTTGATCCGATCACCGGACGCACCGTCGCCAAGGGTGGTATCGAACGACGTGTATTCGAGGAGGGGCAGCGACATGCGCGTGAGAACAATCAACTCAAGCAGCAACTGACGAATGCGACTCGGCAGCTTGCAAGTATCAACGAAGTAACGCAGGAAGCAGTGCGACTGAACGTCGCGCCGCAGGATCAGGTCATTGCCATTCGTGTCATGGCTGACTTCATGCGTGATCCCGTGCGGACATTGCAAGGATTGGTCGAAGAAGTGAAGAGCAAGGGCTACCAGATACCGTTCCTTGATCAAGGTGTCACGCCGGGCATGGATATGGCAGCCATTGCTCGGATGATCGACAACAAGATGATGCCACTGACGCAGCAACAGCAAGCTGCGCGTGTGCAACAACAGGAGAAAGCACGTGCAGAGGCCGATCTGAACAGCTTCCTCGAAGATAACACCGAGGCCAACTCGAACCTTGACGTGCTGGCCGAAATGTTGAATGCTCAACCCGGCCTATCCCTCCAAAGTGCCTACACCAAGATGATCCGGTGGTCGCACGAGAATGGACTGGATTGGACACAGCCGTTGAAAGCGCAAATTGCGCAGCAACGTCAGCAGCCTACCTCTCAGCAGCCTCCCCAGCAACAAGCCCCGCAGCGTCCGCTTCCTGGCAGACGCAGTGCAGGCGGTAACGGCGCACAGCCCGTGGGTAACGGCAGTGTGCAACAGTATAACGAGAATGCATCGTGGGCCGATATCATTCGGCAGTCGATGCAGGAACATGGTGTTCAATTCAATTGAGAGGGTAGGCTATGCCTGTAGGAACAATCATCCCAGCTGTTGCAGATGTCCTGCACAGCACGCTCACCAAGTCGCGGCGAAAGCTGGTCATGGCGAGCATCAAGTCGAATGCGTTGATGGCGTGGGTGTTCGCCAACGATCGCGTAGAGTATGAGGACGGCGGATACAACATCACCAACCCGCTGACGGTTGGTCGCAACCCGAACATCACCAGTTACAGCTACTACTCGCCACTGCCTGTGAACCAAACAGATGAGTTCGACACGGTGGAGTATGGCTACTCGCGTGTTGCTGGCACGGTGATCATCAGTGATCAGGAGCAAGATGAGAACAACGGTGCCGCCGCCATCTTCAAGCTGATGAAGGAGAAGATGAATGTCCTTGAGGAGTCCATCAAGGATAAGTTCAGCCAGTATCTGTACGCAGTCGGTGGTGGAACTGACCCACTCGGATTGGGCAGCCTTATCCCAACAAATCCGCTTGTTGGAACACTGGGTGGCATCAACCGGGCAACACAGCCTCAGTGGCGAACCAGTGCTTACGTATTCGCAGGAGGCATGGATAGCACCAACATCGAAGAAGTCTTCGATGACGTGCTGATGGATTTGACGCTGAAAGGCGACAGGCCGAGCGTCATACTTACGGGTCGCAACATCTACCGCATGTATCGTCAGGCAGTGCGTGACAAGATGACGATCCCGTTGTCAGAGGGTAAAGCTGGCAAGCGGATGTTCGATCTTGGCTTCGAGGGCTGCATGCACAATGGCATCCCGATGATGTATGACGAAGACTGCCCGGTGAACTTCGCATACTTCATCAACGACACGTTTCTGCGTCTGCATATGCTGCGCGGTGTCAACATGAAGGTGAAGGAGTTGGTCGCGCCGTGGAACGTGGACGCAGTTGGCAGCCGCGTAGTGTGGCAAGGCCAGTGGTGTCTCTGGCGGGCGTTCAGAACGCATGCAGTGTTGACCAACTAGGAGCGTGTGATGAGTGAACACAGAGAAGCGATTGCGCAGGCACGTGCAGCACGGCGTGAAGAGTTGGCTGCTGCACACAAGGCTGCGGTTGATGCACAGGTTGAGCAGCAGGCAGCGGTTGAGTTTCAGGATGTGGGCTACGAAGAGACGCAGCCACATCAGGAAGAGATCGTAGCTGGCACAGTCGAGCATGTGCAGTTGCTGAATGCGTTTCCGAATGCAACGTCGTATGCAGGCGATGTGAATGTTGTCGTGCCTGAGCCAGTGGAGGAACCGCCACCTGTCGAGCCACCACCTGAAGAGCCTGTAACAACTCAGCAAGCGAGGTATTGATGCCAACATCCAATGTTGACTTCAAGCCTGCATTCCAAGCTGAGAAGGTGCATGGCAACTTCACACGCATGGTGATGCACATCGAAGAGGATGTTCGCAAGGTTGGTCCACTCGGGAATAAGGAAGTCATCACACGCAAGTTGGTGCCGAAGCAGGAAGTGTTCCATGACGGATACATGATCTACTTCCCGCAAGGTCACAGCGTGTTCGTGGCTGGTGATGATGAGGAACAACTGGGTCGCATAGGTGTGCTTGAACAACCACGGCTCGTAGATATGAACTCTGGTGAAGAAGTGCCGAACGATATCGCACTGACACCGAAGGAGATCGTAGAGCGAGCACAACACAACAGGCCACGTGCCCGACAGACGGGTGGGTTGGCTACGCTCAGTGGCGAGGAGATTGAGTAATGCCGAATATCATGGCGATTGGGACTAACTTCCCTCGGCGCATAAACACGTATGTCCCGGCGATGGCATACAGTGCTGATGTGAACTACAACGGTGAGACACGTGTCAACTTCGGTGCACCGCTTGCTGCGAATGCAACGCAGATTCTGAATGCGGGCAGCATCGCAACAGGCACACAGATTGACCTGAGTGGTGTAGCTGCGATTGCTGATGCGTTCGGTCGCAACTTGGTCGTTGTAGCTGGTGCTGCGAACTCGACAGCGGTGGTGTTGTTCGGTTGGGACTATCTCGGTCAGCCGATTGCTGAGAGTTTGACGCTGAACGGCACGACACCAGTGGTTGGGAACAAGTGCTTCAAGTCACTCAACTACATGACGTATACCGCAGCGGCAACAACAGTCAGTATCGGCACCGGCGTCAAGTTGGGACTGCCATACAAAGCACTGCGTGCGGTGTATGAGATCGCCAACGGTGTTGTGGCTGCTGCTGGCACATTGCAGGCACCGAGTCTGGTCGATCCGCAGACGAACGTCACGACTGATCCGCGTGGTGCATACACGACCACTACCACGATGAACGGTGCCAACATCATCAGTGCAGTGTTCAACATGGCGAATGATGTGAACACTGCCAACAATGGTGGTCTGCACGGTATCCGACAAGCAGCAGCTTAGACGGTCGGCTCGGCTGTATTGTTGGATGGCGGGGTGACGCGGTGTGTCCTTGCAAGCGCCGCGTCACCTTCGCATGAGAGGTAGTCGATGCCAGCACTTGTGCGCGATATCGTGAATGCGGTCATCAACGAGTTGTCACAAGTGCCTGGCATCGCTACACAGGTGTATGCCAGTGACAGGATACAGCAGCATGTGCAGGATGCGTTGCTGCTAGAGATTGAGGAGATGTGGTGGCCCGACTACATGACGTATCTCGGACCGATCCCACTCGATGGCACGACTGGTAGCTTGACGCAGGACTTGGTTGGTCCGCTCGCTACCATCACTGAGTATCACGATATCGCTGCGGTGTTCCGTGATGGCAGCAACAGGAAGCTGCGCGAGTTGCCACAGAGCATCAACCCGTTTGCACCGCGCAGTGGCATC